AGTTTTCTGTGGTCGCATCCATGACCTGACAGAAGCTGTCGAACGTCGGGAAGACGCCGAAGAACGCCTTGTACAGGTTCTCTCGGTTCTGCCGTACGTTGTCGCGCAGGGCAAACACGTAGTCGACGTTGGTCCGAATCATGGGCGTCATATCCATGCAGTACTGGGTCGTCATCATAAAGAAAATCTTCCAGTGTCGTCCGTTCATAAACAACTGCCTGATCGCAATGTCTCTCATAAAGGCGCGGTCGTACATGCAGTCGTCCATGAGCACAAATACCGGCGTGCACTTCCCGGCCGCCAAGAGCTTCTTCTGACGCTCGATGATCTTTTCGAGCGCATCCTTGTTGTAATCCCCAAAGACGAAGAGGTCCGGGATGAATTGCTTGTAGTACCCGTTCCCCTCCTCTGTTCCAGACATGGCGATGCCGGCCGGCAGGTGCTTCTTGTGCCACAGGATGTCCGTGACCAGCGTCGACTTGCCCGTCCCGCGCTTACCGATGAAGACGCACACCTTGTCGTCGCCCATCTTGCTGGGATCGAACTTTCGGAGCTGTAGAGACATCTCCTCCTCCAATTTTCAAACAAAATTCACACTGGACTCTAGCGCGACCTGTGCTGGGAGTCGCGGAACGTCTCGGGCACTAATCTCTCTACCATTACTAGAGGCGACAAATGTCAGCCGGATACATCCAGTTGGCCGCCATCGGTCAGCAGGATGCCTACTTGACGGGCGAACCGCAGGTGACGTACTTTGCGGGCGTCTACAAGCGCCACACCCCCTTTGTTCTCGAAGCCTATGACATTCCCTTCATAGATCAGAGCATCACATATGGAAAAACGAGCATTTGTCGCATCCCTCCCAAAGGGGATCTCATACGAGGATTGACGCTCAAAATCAACCTTCCGGCTCTGTACAACCCCGGAAACGACTGGACGTGGGGGCCCACTCCGTCAGCGACGAATTTCCCCTCCTCTGGTTTGGCTTCTCGAATGGCACCATCGTGGGTCCCCTCACCGCCCCCACAAATTTCCAGTACTATTCAACGAACGTAGCATCTCTGGCCGGCTGGTTCGATTCTAATTTCGGTCCTTATGCGAGCTATAATTATTCTCTTAACAAGTTTGTGTTCTCGAACGTCTCGAACGTCATTGTGACGGCGGGCGCGCCGGACAACTCCGCACTCTCCAGCATTTTTTGGGGACTCGATCCGGTCAATTACACAACGGCGGCAGGATCAAACATTATTTACAACGCGACCGTCTCGTCCCTGTCGAACCTTTCGGCCAATTCCATTTCGCCTTCGAACACCTTCGCAAACGTCTTCATATCGACCCTGACACCAGACTACACCCTTCAACAGTCTGGTTGGATCCAGACGGTCGGGTTGCCCACGAACATCCTCACAGGGGTGTACCTCAGCCTCGCCGAGACTGTCCCGACATCTTCCCAGCAATTTCTCAACTTTTTCGAGGTCAACCCGTCGAGCATCAAGTATTGGACTCAGAATGATTTTTCACCGAGTAATTACGCTATAACACCCGGGGGGTGNATCAAGTTCATCAACCCGGGGTACTATACAGTCCAGATGGGTTTCAACGTCCAGGGCGGTTCGGTCCAGAACCTGGCGTACGGATCCTCCCCAACGGACGGCGCCCCCCCGATCCCTTCCTTCATTTACACCTCCAATTGTACGGTGTCGCCTAACCCCTCGACACCCATAATNATTCCCATCATCGTCACAANTCCTGGCCTTTTCTATTACTTTTACGTCACGACAAGCGGCGTGAACCTCCTCACAGGGACGTACTTTTCGGCCATCCCGGTGAATGATATTTACCAGCTTTCGACTGACGTCACACTCGCGAGCACGTCTCTGGCGCCCGTTCCCCTATACGGAAACGTGACTCCCCAAAACAGCACAGTGACCCTCGATTCTAATTCCATGATGAATTTTCAGTTGAACGGCGCGTACCTCATCTCGGGCTCCCTGAGTTTCAATGACCCGTCGTATGTCGCAAACGTCTCGCTGGGATACGGTTCGAACACTATTTACACGTACGACATGTCGATCCAGGGACGGAATCCCACCTTTTGCTTTTCGATGCCCTTGGTCGCAAACACCCTTTTCTCGTACTATCTCAACGTATCGACGACCGGCTCCCTCTCGACCCTGAACGCCAACTCGTTCTTTGCGATTAACCAGGTGGGCGTCCTTCCGCCTACGCAGGCTGGAATTATCGTTCCATACAACGGAATTCTGTACCAGGGCACATCGAACACCCTCCCGCCCTCGGGCTTCATAAACCTTGCGAGCACCTTCTACAGTTCAAATACAAATTCGGCCATGATTACCACAACCTCTGGGGGGAACCTTTCGTTCACGAACGTCATGTCCTTCATGATGACGGCCGTCTTATACACGTCGAATGCCGTCTCGACCGTCTCGATAGTAAGCACCGACCCAGCATTTTCGCAACAGACCCATGCAGTCGCATCGAGTATCGCACCGCCTTACACCGTATCGGTTCCGTTCAGCGTCTCGAACACCAGCGCCCTGTATTCAATTTCGGTCGGAATTATTAACAATCTTTCGGCCAACGTCCTCGCTGGGACGTACATCTCGGTCGCGGCCCTGGCCTCGAGCATCAGCACCGGCGCCATTACGCCCGATTTCAGTTACTGCGACTCGGTCGGGACTCACATCATCAAGAACGCGGACCTAAAGATTGGCGGCCAGACCATCCAGAGCATCACGGGAGAATACATCGAGATTTGGAACGAGTTGAACGTCCCCTACGAGAACCAGCCTGGTCTCCAGCTTCTGACGGGCAANTACGACACAGGGACGTCCATCCCACCCCCTGGCCGAACTTACTTCATCAACCTTCCGTACTATTTCTATGAAAACCCCGAGCTGTCCATACCTATCGCGGCGCTCGGTCGCCAGGACGTCGAGGTCTGGGTCACCTTCCGGGAATTCTCCGAACTGACAGCCATCTCCGTTCCTGACCCGACCTTGAGCGCGACTATCATCACCGAGTACGTCTACTTGGCCAACCCCGAGATTAACTGGTTCCAGAACCATCAGATCGACTATGTCATCACACAGACGCAGTATCAGGAGTTCGATCTGGCCCAGGGGTTCCAGAGCGCCGTGTTCGAACTGGAGTTTTCCGGTCCTATCAAGGAGCTCTTTTTCATAACTCAGCCGGTCGGAAACGCGCCTTACGACTATGTGGTCGCCGGGTCGACAAACCCGAACCTGCAGAGTCTCGGGATGACATTCAACGGCGAGGACGCATTCTTGACCTCGTGCACAAACGCCCTCTACGTCGGGGCGATCGAGCCGTTCAACCACCACGTCAACTTCTTTTCCAAACCCCCAACAACCTCACCGCAACCTCAAATTTTTGGAAGGCAATTTTTCATGTATGTCTTCTCGAAAAACCCGAATAGTCGCAACTCATCGGGCGCCATCAACTTTAGCAGGATCCGCAACGTGTTTTTGCGACTCAACGTCTTTAATCCGGGCGCAGTCTATCCCACGAAGAAATTCCGGGTNATTGCCACGTCACAGAACGTCCTTCGGGTCGAGAACGGAATTGCCGGTCTGATGTTTGATTGATCCCAGGCCGATGCGTTTTGGGAAACCCAAATATTTTCCCAGGCCATGGTAAAGATGTCCCGGGTCTGCCCCAAGTGCGGTAAGGACTTTAGTACGAATCCCTACTGGTCGACCGACCTCCCACGCCACCTGGCCCGCAAGAACCCCTGTGACAGACCGGCAGACTGGAAGTTCGTCCGGTCAGATCCAGGCGAGGTCGCCCCTCCCCCACGAGCTCCATTGAGATGTCTGGACTCGGTCGAGTGGGCGGAGCCAGTCCCACCCAAGCCAGACCTCCCAATGAGGCTTGTGGCGCCTTGGTTCTTCAAGCAAATCGTGAAGGACCCAGCCAACGTCTGCTTCGTCAGGCCGAACCGCTCCAAGAATGAAGTTTGGGTCAAGGAGACCAAGGATGCCCCGGTACGCATAGTCCGACTCGATGAGTTCATCAGGCTCTTTGTAAACCTGGTCATGCGTAAGCACTTCCTCAGAGACTATGATGGGTTCGGGACGTACGACGCGTGGCTTTTCGGGGAGAATTTCATCA